GAGTCAAAGAACTTCTCCCGCCACTCGGTGGAGTTCATCAACTTCTCAAACATGAACTCGCCTGAGGGGTGCAAGGTCGTGTTGGGGGTGGTGATGAAACTGATCCCGTATGGCTTACCCTGGATTCGGGCGTTGGCCATGGCCGTCAGTGCAGAAGGCGCACAGCCGTTGATGATCTCCTCGATAAAGCTGATGTACGCAGGCTCGTCGTAGGTGGTGGTTTCAACCGTCAAACCCCGGCCCAAGTCCCCTGCAGCGTCACGCCCCATTTGGGGTACGTTGATGTTGAGCGTGTTGACATACTCTTCACCAAAGGCCTTGTAGTTGAGGTAGTTACCGCTGTCCTTGTCGCGCCACGTAGGGTTGATCAGGTAGGGCGGCATACACGTACGGATCTTCTTGATCGCGTCAATGAACTGCGCCCGGTTGTCGTTCTTCAGGGTGATCAGGTGGGACTTGTAACCCCGGCCGTTGATGTAGGTCAACCAGAAGTTGATCACCTGCACCGACACCGTATTGTGCGTCACGATGAAGTTGTCAGTAATGTACAGATGATCCTGCGCATCAACTTCCAAACAGGTAGAGTCATAGTCGCCGCTGTAGGTAATCTTCTCCACCCACAACCGGTTCTCCACCTCAGGCACCTTGTCCTTACGGAAACGGAAATACTCCATCTCTTTAGGCAAGGGCACCGTCAACCTGGCTTGCTCAGGACGAGCCGTACCACCCAGGCCGCGGATGACGTACGCCAGTTGCGTGGCTATAAGCGCGTTAGGCGTCTTAAGGGTCAATACCTTACCGATCTTGAGCCCATAGTCGAAAAACGCTTGTACAAGCTTCAGGCGGTCTTCCAGCGCCCCTTCCAGGTAGTGCTGGGGCAACCCAACACTCAGATCAAAGTTAAAGGGGTTGCCGTCCCGGCGTTTAACCGAACGCACCTTTTTCTCAATCGTGCAATGCAGGGTCTGTGGTAGCACCTGATCCAAGTAAGCATCCTGCTCCTTGTTCAGCACTCGG